GCGCGTGCCTTTCCGCCGGCCTTGCCTGCCTTGCTTGTCAGCTCTGCGACCGTCAACAGCTTCTTTGCCACGGATCTTATCTTAGCATGACAAGACAAGAATCCTTCTTATATGCTTGACTTGTCATGACAAGTCAAGTTATGCTTGTCTTGACGAAAGTCAAGGAGGTAAACGACATGACCGAATCAGAATCAATCCGTGACGCCGAAACCCTTTACGAAGTAGAGGAAGCCGTTTACCGCGCAGAGCGGTACGACGACGGCAACACACCGGTCCGGACGGCGCCGCGCCGCCTGGACGATTTCACGATCGAGCTGCTGGCCGAGGCGGACCGGCTGCGGGCCGCGGCTCTGGCGATGAAGATCAACGAGCTGTTCGCGGCTGGCCGTGCCGGCCGGAGGCTCGCATGAGCCAGGAGTCGAAGCCGATCCGCGCGCATGATCTTCTCGCGCCGCTTGCGGAGTTCATTCCCAGCCGCGGCGCGCTGCTGCTCAAGGCGAATGCGCTGCGCAATCTGGCCCGTGATCTGAGGTCGGGCGACATCACAGCGAAAACGGCCGCGCAGGTTCTGGACGACCATGCGGCCGAAATGGAGGGCAAGTAGATGGCGACTGCAATCAACCGCGCGCCGAGGCTGGATGAGATCAAACTCCAGACCAACATCCCGCAAACCTTCGCGCTGAAATACCGTGACGGCAAGGAAGTGGGTAGCTGGGGCAATGTGATGTTCACGGCTGTGGACGGGCGGCGTCTTTTCCTGAACACGGAGGACGCGAACGAATTCGAGCATGCTTTGACGGATCTCGAGTACAAGCCTGCCGAGGTCATCCGGGTCACGCGCGTGAAGCACGGTAAGGCGCGAGGCGGCGGGTTCTCGATCCGCGTGGAGCGCGTCGACGAACTGGACCGCGTTGAGCCGTCGCGCGCTGTCTCAAGCCGTATCAATCCGTCTCGCGACGCCCGCTCGGCCCCGCCGCAGACGGAAACCGAGACCCTGCTGGAGAGGTCGATCGAACTCGCGCGTAAGACCGAATCAGAACAGCAGCACGTTACGGCGGCTCATGCGAAACTGCTCGCCGCACTGATGACAGCGGTGGATGTCGCAGTTGAGTCGGAGAGTTATGCGGAGAAGCGCGGGTTCCGCCTGTCATTCGGCGAGGAGTCGATCAGGTGCATGGGGCTTTCGATTTACATCGGCGACTGCAAGGGGGCGCGGTGAGGCCTCAGTCTGAGATCGGCACTCCCGCGTTCCGCAGATACGCTGTCATTTCCGCAACGTCTCGTGCGAGTTTGAGGCTCTCGCGAATGGCCTCCCGCACTTTGTCGATTTCCAACTCGCGAAGCTGGCGGTCAAGCAGATCGGCGTTCAGCCTTCCTGGTTGCGCGCCGTCGAGGGACGCGCCTATAGCCGACAGCAGCCTCCCGTTCTCTGTCAGGCTCAAGTTCACGGAAGCCAGTTGGGCTACCGCCGCCCGGCGTTCGCGTATCAGGCGCCCGATCTGCCGGTCAATCTCTTCCTGGCTCATGGATCGAATGATACCCGGCTGCCCCCTGCGAAAACAGCACAGGCTTCAGGAGGCGCTCCCCTGCGGCCTCGATCGATATCACGCCGTCATCTGCGGTCAGCCGCGCATCGTCTTCCACTATTTCAAACCCGAGCATCGCGTCTATTTGGGTGGCGTGGCCCTCGGTTCCGGTAAGCCGGTAATCGACCCGCATTCCGTCCAGATGGAAGCTGGCCGTGACCATCGCGTTGTCAGGCCGGGTGCGTTCAACGCGAAACCGGTGCGGCCCGTCCGTATGAAAGACAGCCAGCCACTCGCCGGGGCGGAGAGTGTTGTAGACCTTCACGCAAGACTCGCACTCCTCGCAGAGCTTCCGCCAGAGCGGCGGGGTTTTGCGTTTGAGAATTTCCATCCGGAACTCGGCAAGAGCAAGCTGCCGCTCTTTCCTCGCTTCTGCGGCGCGATCTTCCTCGAAGTGCCGCTTGACCCAGTCGCTCATCCCTCCAGCTTATGCGGCGGCGGCAACCGATGAGCCCCGCGGCGGCGCTGGTGCTGGCCGAACCGGCCGATCTGTTCGATCGGGAGACGGGAGCGGCCGAAGAGCAGCCGGATCCCGTCGAATGGACGGAGGAATGATCGTGGCGTTAACTCTCGGTTTGTGTGGGCTGATGGGCGCGGGGTTCCTCGCCGTCGGTGTGGTGGATATCGTGCGGCGTTGGAGCGGCCGATGATGGGGGAGAAAATCCCGCCCGCGACCGTGGACGCGAGCGGGCTGAAAGCCGCAACACCGCGGGTCAGGCTTCGCCGCGGCTTACGCTCCTATCGAACCAAATGTCAGAGGGCGCCCGCAAGTGGATTACGACCTGCGAAGATGCGCGCGTGCCGCACGTATATACGCATTACCTTGGCGCTTGCATGACCTGTGAGGTCCATAATCTCCTGATCGCTTCGCCCCAGTTCGGCCGCAGTTGTCGCGGCGCCGGCGCGGAGCGAGTGCGCTCCATATTGAGCGGGGTCAAGATTGGCGCTCGCGACGGCACGTTTTACGGCCTCGTTAACGGCCTCCCCCGTGATAGATCTCTTCGTAATCTCATCTGTCGGAAGGACCCGACAGAAGAGCGGGCCTTCCCAGCGGCCGCGCCTGGCGATCCAGGCGCGCAGGACGCGGACCGGATCTGTGCATGCACGCTTTCCGGCCCATACTCCGATCACCCGGCCCTTGCCGTCCTGGTCGACCTTCGAACGCTGGACGAGAACCGCGAGCCCGCGGCGTTCGAAGGTGATGTCGGCCAGGTTGAGGTTCGCGAGCTCCGAGCGCCGCAGGCTTGTGGCAAATCCGAGGACTATGAGAGCTCGATCGCGGCAGCCCAGGTTCGTTTTCGCGTCGCAGCCCTTGCTCGCGTTGACGAGATCGCGAACAGTGAGCGCGCGCTTACCTCTGGGCCGCTCGTTACGATCACGACGTACAGCCGCGAGCAAAGCGCGGGCTTCGATTGTCGGAGGGGCTGGAATGCCGGCCGCGCGGTGATGCTGAGTGATCGCGGATATGCGGCGGGCCCCTGTCGAAATGCTGAGGTTTTGTGTGGTGAGCAGCCACGTAATGTAAAGGGCGAGCGTGTCAGAAGACGCCGGCAGGACTTCCCTTCCCGCTGCTCTACACCACCGTTCAAACTGCCGCCAGTCGACCGCATAGGCGGCCGCCGTGTTTGCTGATCGCCGGACGCCACTCAGCGCGATGCGCATTGAACGTAATTGTGCCAAGTCGAGGCCTCCAGCTTCGAACAGCCGCAGCTGTTCCGGTTCGTTTCTGTTTTCTGTCATGACCCGCGGAGTTAAACAACGGATCGTACCTCCTAGACGGAAAACCTGCAACGGGGTATTATGCTTCAGAGTGACAAGAAGACGCAGGCTACTCTCGATAATCTCTTATTATCAACCCCAGGTCCGATGGCCGCCAAGAGGACCTCCCAGAGACTTTGTTCGGCACTCGCCGCGACACTTCTCAAGGGGAAGCGACGGCTGCCGACGGTCGGCACACTGGAAGGGCCAGCACCCATGGTGAGAGCGCTGCCGTGCCTTTTATTCTCACGCACCTTCCGCGTCCATTTCAAGTAGGTGTGTATGGCGGATTACCCGCCAGAGGGACCCCAAAAGGGCTCCTGCATTGCCTTATGTGTGATTGCTCACCTGGCGCCGACGTTGCGCGAGCGTGAGCTTCGGGTCCTGATCGGACTCGCAGTTTTATTTTCTGACACCCCGGATCGCGCGGGTGCCGTCAGCACTCGCGACCTCGCCACGCAGGTCGGCCTCTCGCGCAGCAATGTGCGTGTCGCCGTCGAGGAGCTCGCCCGCGCGCGGAGAATTCAGGTCACGCCAGGGACGGCGACGCAGCCCATGAGATTTGTACTGCTTTTCATGGATCTAGTGGTCATGGGTGGGCCTATTCCAGGCCCACCCCCTGTGGAAAAGGCCGTTCAAGTGGGCCTATTCCAGGCCCAGGGTGGGCCTATTCCAGGCCCACCCCCCGGCGAACAAACGGTGGAGGTGGACCTGTTCCAGGCCCAGGGTGGGCCTATTCCAGGCCCACCCCCTTATACGGAACGCGCGTCCGTGCGCGCGTCGATCGATTCGATTAAAACATCGAGGATCGATCGACGGCAAAATTCGACAATTGATCCAAGAATCTCGATAATCGATCGATTGCTTTCTGCCGATCCCCGAAAAACCGATCCGGGCGATCTGGCCCATGCAAAGAGGTGGGTCTACGGTTACCAGTGCAAGTTCGGCCGAAATGAGCGCTCAAACGGCCCATATCACCCTCACCCGCCAGACGACAAAGTGCTCTCGCAGATTTGTGCGGCACTGAATCCGATCGAACTTGAGAACTTCATCCATGAGATCTCTGGAGAGAGTCCCCCGCCGCAACCTGGACACCAGTATTCCTGGTACGTGACGGTCGCGCTGCAGCGCCGGCACGGCATCGCTCCGGAGTTCCTCCGGCAACGCCGCGCCGAGCTCCGCATCGTGCGCGAGCGAGGCCGAGCCCTGCACGGCGAACAACAGCCGCTTCTGAACCAGCCAGACAACCAGCCCGGCTTCCGCGAAGAGATCTCGCAGCAGATCCGATCCGCGGCTGCAGGCAGAAAGATCAGGTGAAATCCATGACAAAACCAGCACCGAAAAAGCTAAAAGCAACCATCGACCTCGAAGGCGATCCCGAGATAGTGACGCAGTGTGCGAAGGCGATTGTCGTCGGCCTCGCCGCGCTTGTGCCCGAAGAAAAACGGGAGGTCTTCCTGCGCGATTCTCTTGCGGAGTTAGCGGTCCGCAAAAGGAAACGGGCGTGACGGTCACGGATCTGGCCGCCGCGACAGCGGCATACGAATCACTGATGGGTGCGATTGAGAAACTCGACGGCGCAGAAAAATCTCTGCGCCTCTGCTGCAGCTCCGGCACCCCTGCGGACACAGTTGCCGGGATAACGCCGATGGTGAAATCCGCAACGGTTGCCCTGATCGATGAGATCAACAAAGCGGCGCGCAGAACGGCGCAGTCCCGCACCGGCCCTGTCCTCGCGAGCTGGGATCGCGGGCGTGTGCTCGAACAAATCGCGGAGGCCTCCGGGCAGGACCTCAGCGTGATCGATTCGCTGCCCGATTCGCTCATTGCGACGGCGCAGTCGCTCGGCATGGCGCCGCATGAGCTGCAGAACTGGATCTACGACGGCCGCAAAGATTGGACGCAGGCCGCGCTGGCAACGTGGGCGCGGCGGTACGGTTTCGCCCGCAACGAAACAGAGGGCCCGCGTGCAGCCTGACAGAGACCGGCGGTTTGCGGAACTCGATGCGCTGATCCGGAGCGGCCGCGGCGATCAGCGGCCGGGCAGCTCGGCCGAATTGGCAGCGGCGCGCAGACAAAACGGCCACGTCGATCTGGTGAGTATCGTCTGGCACGCGGCAGCGGAACAGAATATTTCCCGCTACGAGTTCAGGCGCGCAATTTACCTCGCGGCGAAGGGCGACATGGGCCGCCTCGACACCCATATTTCCGAATGCGAAAAAAAGGCGACGAGGATCGGAGATGCCCGGCTGGCGGCTTGGGCGCGTAGACTGCGCGGGGTCCGGGAAACGGCCGCGGACGCGGTCGAGCAGGCGATCGGTGAGGAGCGCGTGCCATGAGATGCATCGAATGCGGGCGGTCCCGAGAGCAACACGGCGAAGACGACACCTGCCCAGGGCAGAACCTGCAGAATCCGCGTTGGTCCGGGCGAGCGCGGTTCGCGAGTATGGACCTCCCGACAGGAAAGACATGCGACGACTGCAGGCACTTCGGATTCTGCAGTAAGTTCATTGGTCCGGAAATCGCAGGCAACACTCACTGTGACTGGTTCCCGATTCGTTTCCTTCCCGCAACGATTGCAGGAGCTGCAGCATGATCGATCTTCGCTTCGTTCCTCTCGACATAAAGAACTTCCCAGGCGGGGCGCGCGAGCCGAATAAGCGCCGGGCATCAATCGTATTCAGCTCGAGCTACAGCCGCACCCTGGATCGCCTCGAGTATGAGCTGGGCCGATTGGGAGCCCGCGACATTGTCGTCCAGGCAGGTTTCAAACGCGCCGATCTGAGGAACGACGGGTGGCCCCTGTCGAAAGCGATACCGGTTCATCCCGCGATCGTGGTCAGTTTCCGCGCAAGCACCGGGCAGGAGTATTCGTTTCCCTGCGACACATTCACGAAATGGGAACATAACCTCCACGCGATCGCGTTCACGCTCGAAGCGCTTCGGGCAGTGAACCGCTACGGTGTTACGCGCGGGCATGAGCAATACACAGGCTTTGCGCAGCTGGGGGCGCCCCCGGACACGGAGAAGTGGACTGCCGAGGCGGCCGCGGAATGGCTTGCCGAGCGATCCTCATCAAGGGCCGGACGGATTCTTTCTGACAAGTTCTATTACCGGGAATCTTACCGGGCAGCTGCCGCGAGACTGCACCCTGACGCGAACTCGGCCGCCGGGCCCGACTGGCACAGGCTGCAGGACGCGAAACGACTGCTCGATCAGGTTCATGCCGATGCCGCTGAGGGTGCTTCATGAGTACCCTCAGCTACAAAAGCGAACTTAACTCCGCAGCCGCAAACGCACTCATCGACGAGCTGAGCGTCGAGCGCGTTTGCGTCGGGTGCGGATGCACCGATACCAACGCCTGTGTTGACGACACCGGGAGGATCTGCAGCTGGATTCCCAATCACGATATGGACGTCTGCAGCTTCTGCGCCGCGATTGCGATTGCGATGGCCGAAGCGGACGAGCGCGACGTCGCCGAGCGTTCGGAATCCCGCGTACAGCTATACAGCCCAGGGGAGGCCCAGCGGTTCATCGAAGAGACGCGGGTCACGCGGGCCGGAGGTGCGATGTGATCATTGACGAAAAAAAGACGTTGCTGCGGATCGACGAGATCTACGCGTTTATCGCGCAGGACCGGGACGGAGAAGGCCTGCCGGCCTTCATGCACAACGGCATGATGCTGCCCATGGTCTGCGCGGATCAGGCGCGCGTCGATTCGCTGCGCGAGGTCGCGAAGCTGATGGCGCGGGAGTCGGGCAATAAGATCACGCTTTGCCGGTTCAGCGTGCGCCAGGAGCTCGAGGTGATCGAACCATGACGGGAGAAGGACTGGTGATGGCGCTGGTGAGCTTTTCGCTTGGCTATCTGTTGTGCCTCGTGTTGTGTGCTCACCTGCCGCTCGATCATCGCCAGCGCGACGAGATGCTGCATGAGGTCTTCGGCGACTACCGCACGCACAACCGCATTGCGCTGCCGTCGCGTATGCCGAATCGGCGACCTGATGATCTGGTGCACGGGCAAACCGTCGAGCCCACCGAGGAGCGCGGATGATCCGGGTCGCGATCCGCGGTTTCATCGGTGGCGTGCGGCAGTTTGAGGAATACGTGAGTATTTCGGAGTCTGGCGATGAGATGGAGGGCCTCGCGGAGAAGCATTCGATGTGGCTGCTGGCGCTGCCCGGCGGTGAAAAGCACATGATCGAGCTCGAATTTCTCAATGAACCCGACCTGATCGAGCGCTTCTTTCGCTTCGGCACGGACCCGGCGGCCATGGTGGCGCCGATCGAGGTGACGGGAATGACGAGGAATTGAGGTTTTGTCAGATGAAGATCACTATCGAGAGCACCACGAAAATTGTGACGCTGAATGGAATCGAGTGCCGGATCTGGGAGGGTGCGACCGAGCGCGGTGTAAAACTGCATGCCTACATCCCGCGCGTTGCTGTTCGCGACGATCTCGACACGTCCCAGTTCGAGGCGGAGCTGCGGGAACACGCCGCGCCTACCGCTGAGATTCTGGCGATCCCGCTGAGGTTGCTGATATGACGCCCGCCAGAGCGGACCGCAGGCGTGTCTGGAAGGCGGAGGAAAGGCTGGGTGAGGTGCACCTGACGCAACGGCAGGTCGATCTGATCGTCATGGCTACGCTCGGCTGTCAGCCCATGGGGAACTACGGCAGCACGAAATGGGAAATCGAGATGAAGATCCTGACGGCAACGGGCTGGGAGCGTATGAAATTCGTCCAGCTTTGCTGCCGGTTTGCCTATAAACATGGGCTGGTGCGGTTATGACGGCAGAAGAACGCCGCACGGAGCGGGATAAATCCTTCGAGCGCCTTCTGGACGGCGCCGAGGTCGCTGATTGGGTTTTCAGGGCTCGGCGCGAACTGTTTCCGAGGATGAGAGGTTTGGCCATCAGCGTCGTGATCGGCCCTGATGATCCGGACGCAAAAATTGCGCTCGAAGTGGGGGCTGCGGTGCTGTTCGACGTCCCTATCGTGGTCGTGCTTCCATATGGGCGCGCCATTTCTGAGGGCCTGCGCAGCGTGGCCGAAGTGGTGGTGGAGGTTGATTTCGCGTCAAACAAGGGATACGCGGAGCTAAGCGCCGCGATCGGGAAAATCCTCGGCGAGAAAGGGAAACAGCCATGAGCATGAAGCGCGAGAACGGCCGGGTACTGATCGACATCGGCGAAGACGATTTCGAAATACTGATTTTTTTGATGGGCCTTGGAGCAGGGACAGCGCAGAGGGAGGGGAGTACCGGGTTGTTTTGGCGGTTCATCTCGCTCGCAAACGCTGTCAATGAGGGAAACCCCAACTGGACGCCGTACGAGGTCCCGGCTGAGCCGGGTACTGCCCTGTGATTTTCGCCCGCTCGCTGACCTGGAGTGAATGGATTCTCTGGTGTCTCGCCGAGGAGCCATGGCGCATCTTCAGTGAGGCTGAGCGCCGAGCGTTTCTGGCAGAGTACTGGAGCACGGGCCGGCACATCAGTTCCCGGCATCCGGTCTGGACCATGGTGGGAGGCCTTAAATTATGAAAGCGGCCGTTGCCCTGGCTGTCCACGCCATTGCTTATGAAAAAGCCTTCGCGGTGTACTTCCCGGCCCCGGCCAGAGCGATGGCTGAGGCGGCCGCGGTGGTTCCGGCTGCTGAAGGGATCGATTGGTGCGTCGGCCCCGGGGGTGATTCGATCGCGTGCGTGCGGTGCCGTAACGTGAGCCACCATCCGGCCGACGTGGCTCATTTCTACTGTGGCTGCTGCCACGTTTTCCACGACAGGTTGCGGGGCCTGACCATCGCAGCGACGCCTGAGCCCGAAACTGCACAGGCTCGCGATACCCGTTAGGACAGCCCGGATGCAACCAAACGCCGCCAGACTCGCTCCATCAAAAACGCTTTCGAAGCGCGAGGTCATCGACTTCCTCGGCAAGTCCAAGCGCACGATCGAAACCTACATTGCCGACGGCCGGCTGCCGTGCCGGTACTTCAACGGCCCGAACGGCAAGCAGGCCGAGTTCGACCGCGCGGACGCCGAACGGCTCAAGCGCGACCTGGATGAGCCGATGGTGCGAGCTGTAACGGTAAAGGAAACGGCTCAGAATTTTACTGGCGCAGCCGTGACTAAAATTGCCTCGCCCGTCGCGGCTGCCTCGGCGGCCGGCGCGGACCGGCTTCAGCAACTGCTCGCCGCAGTGCTTGAGGGGCGTCTTGTCGAGCGGCCGAAGCCATGGCTCACGCTCGATGAGGCGGCAGAGTATTCGGGACTGCCGCGGGCCTGGTTGCTCGTGCAGGCGCGCTCCGGAGCGCTGCGGGCGGTGAACGTCGGGCAGGGCTCTCGCGAGCGGTGGCGGTTCAACCGGGAGGCGCTGAAGCGATGATCTGCGGATGGGAGTCCGGGTCCGCGAGGCGAAGGCGTCGAATAATATTCCGCAGATCTGATCCGACCCATGAAACCCCCTGACCCATGAAGGGATCAGGCGCCGGTTACGGCTCCACCTGGCTCTCCCTATGCTTTGCAAGGCTAAAACCGGCCGCGGTGCACCCTGTAAAGCCCACGCAATCGCAGGCGGCAAGGTGTGCCGCACGCATGGAGGTTCCGCGCCGCAGGTCCAGGCGGCCGCCATGCGCAGGCTGGCGCTCGCCGCAGATCCGGCCGTGGCTCGCCTTATCCAGATCGCGACATCGAAGAAAACAAAGACTGCTGACGCCATCGCTGCGATCCGCGAGATACTGAACCGCGGCGGTTTCGGCAACAAGCCGCAGGATGCGGGAGCTGGCTCTGGTCAGGTACTCTGGGAAGAATTCATCCAAATTCACCGCCGCCGCGCGGGCCCTTCGGAGGACATCTAACGGCCTTGAGTGTCAAGCTCTGGGATTCGTATGTCCGTCAGGTGCGTGAGCGGAGTCACGCATTTAGACGGCAAAGGCTATCCGACGGCGGCCGCCGGGGCAGCTGGCGCCGTTGGCACCGCGAGGGCGCGATCACCGAACGGATGCCTGAGGTCAGGCGGATTGCACGCCGCGTGTCGAAGCTCTTCACGCATCAGATCGACCTTGAGGAGCTGGTGCAGGCCGGATACGTGGGGCTCGTCTCCGCCTCGAATACGTACGATCCGAAGGCCGGCAGCTTTCCGGCTTACTCGTATTTCAGGGTGCGGGGCGCGATGATTGACTCGCAGAAACGGAAGCCATTCCGCGAACAGCAGAACCGGTCGCTGTCGGAGATGGCGGATGCGCATGACGGCTGGCTGCCGCCGTCGGTAGATACGGATTCGGGTCCGCTGCCGTCCGAGATTTTCGAGCGGAAACAGATCGAGCAGCTACTCCGCGACGCGATCGCCGCGCTGCCGGACCTCGAACGGCAGGTGCTGCGGGCGAATCTGGAAGGGCAGTCGCTGGCCGCGACGGCGGCCGAACTGGGACGCTCGCTGACCTGGACGCGAGCGAAGCTGGCTGAGGCGCGCGAACTGGTACGGGCGGCAATGAGGGGGATATAAGTGGTCTCCGTCGAAAACATGTCCCGCGCGGATCTGGACCTCGTCTACCGCGAGTTCCGCGACCATCCGTCGTTCTGCCGGTCCTCGCTCACAGTAGAGACAGAGGCAAAGGCTCTGGTCCGTATGGAGGTGTCGCCTGGACAGCTGCGGCTCAACGACGCCATCAAACGGCAGCGGGCGAAGGGTGTGCCGGTCCGGCTCATCTTCCTTAAGTCGCGGCGTATTCAGGCGACCACCGGAACCGCGGCGCACTTCTTCAAAGACACGGCGTTTCAGGCGGGCGTTCACACGGTGGTGCTGGCGCACGATGCGGTTTCGACCGAGTACATCTTTGGTATCTATAAGCGCTTCTATGAGAGGTACCGCCCGTTTGCCGGCCTGATTAAGCTGCCGCCTTCGAGAGGGCCCGTCGGTGACAAGATCGGCTTCGAGTATTCCGGTGAGCCTGAGTCTTCCTTTATCCAGGTGAACACGGCGGGCTCGATTAACTTCGGGAGAGGCTTCCGCCTTACGAACGTCCACTTCTCGGAGTTTCCCTACTATCCGAATCCCGGCTCGCTGCTGTCGGCGGTCATGGCGGCCGTTCCGAAGCTGCCCGACACCACGGCCGTCATCGAAGGGACAGCCAAGACTATCGGCGACGCTTTCAACAAGCTCTGGCAGCAGGCAATGGACCCGTCTTCGGGATCGGAGTGGGTCGGCCTGTTCATGGGCTGGTGGGAGCATCCGGCCAATCGCATGCCGGCCAGCGTTTCGGCTGAGCGGTTCATGAACTCGCTTTCGAAGGACGAGGTGCAGCTGCAGGGTCAATTCAACCTGGCCCTCGAGCAGCTGGCCTGGCGCCGGTGGACCATCCAGAACGACTTCGCGGGCGATGTCGTGCGGTTTCGTCGCGAACATCCGGCGACTCCCGAGGATGCGTTCACGGCGTCTTCCCGCAACCGGTTCTCGATACCGCACATCCAGCTGATGCCGATCCAGCGCGACCCGCTTGTCGGCGAGCTGCGGAGCGATCCGGTCGGTACGGAGAACCGGCTGGTGTTTCTGCCGGGTGAGACTGGCGCGCTGCGCGTGTGGAAGCGGCCGGAGAAGGGCCGACTGTACGCGTGCGGCGCAGACTGCGCGCAGGGGCTGGACGTTGGCTCCGGAGAGGGGCAGTCGGATCCGGATTACTCGTGCGCCCAGATGCTCGACCGCGACACCGGCGAACAGGTGGCCGTGCTGCGGGCCCGGATGATGCCCGGTGAGACAGGCCGCCAGGTCGCGGCGCTCTGCCGCTGGTACAACATGGCGCAGGTCTGCGGTGAACGGAATCCGGGCGGCGGCGGTGTCTCGATGCTGGAGGCGATGCTCAACTCGGACTATCCCTCCGGACTCATCTACCACCGAAGTGTGACGCCGGATCAGGATCCGCAGGTACGCGGCGATCGCATTGGATGGGATACCTCCGGTGTTTCGCGGCCGCTCCTGATCGGCTATCTCGATGAAGCTATCCGGCAGGGCTCCATTGCGATCCGCGATGAAATCACAAAGCAGGAGCTGCTTACTTTCGTGATCTCACCGCGTGGCAAAGCGGAGGCGCAGGGCGGCTGCCATGACGACACCGTGATCGCGCTGGCACTCGCGCTCATTGTGATCATGCGGATGCCTCGGCCGGTGGCCTCCGAGCTCAATCCGCGGCCGGAAGTGCGAAAGTATGGGCAGCCTCTCCGGGACGATCGGCGCGGGCAGAATGTGAGGGTGCGATGATCGGGCCGATCGAGAGCGTCGAATAGCCCGGCATGGCGATCCGCATCAAACCGGCAAACAAAGGCAAACTGCATCGGCGGCTGCGCGTGCCGTCCGGCGAGAAGATCCCGCCCGGCAAACTGGCGGAGGCGCTGGCAAGCAAGTCCGAGTCGCTCCGCAAGGAAGCACAGTTCGCGAAGAACGCGAGGGGTTGGAGTAAGCCGTAGAGTGTTGCGAACCCCTGTATTTATCGGGTAATTCGTTTCCCGTGAAACTGGCACCTTGATCGGCGACGGTCGAATCGGACCCTATGGATGCAGAACTCGTTCAGATCCCCGCTTCGACCGTCGATGAGTTTGTGGATGCGCAGAAAGCGCGCGAGGCCTTCGCCCCGACCGAGCGCCGGTATCAAAAGCTGTACTCAGAACTGAAACAGCTGCTGGCTTCGGCCGATCCGGCCGCGGAATACACGGCTAAGGGCGAGCGGTACACGTTGCGCATCTCGCCGTGCAGTGTTGAGCGGAAGGTCGATGTCGTCCGGGCGAAGAAAAAGCTGGGCGTTGCGGCGTTCCTCGAGTGCTGCACTGTATCGCTCAAAGCCCTGGGGAACTTCCTCGCCACTCCGGATGTGGACGCGCTCACGATTGCCTCGCAGACCGGCAGCCGGTCTTATACCGCCGTGCCGGTTGTCGAAGTCTCTGAGCAGTGACGCCCCAGCAACCGAAGCCTCCGAGGGCCGGGAAGCCCAGAACCGTTCAGCAGGCCGGTCCGCCGGCACAGCCACCAGCCCCCGCACCGCCTGCCGCTCCGGAGCCGCCTCCGCCGCCGGCAACTGCTCCCCCGGTCCAGCTTGCACTGCAGCTGCGCTGGCCGGCGGCGGAGATCTCGCGGCTGGCAGCTAAGATCCAGAGCGACTACCGCGCAGCGATCGGCGATCACAATCGGCGTATCCAGATGTGGCGCGAGTTCTACCGCCGCTGGCGTTCCAGGGCGGATCCGCCGGCGGCGGGTGAGGAAACCGCGTCGAATCTTCCGGTGCCGTTCATCCGGTGGAACATCTTCACGAAGTGGGCGAAGGAGATGGACGCGCTTTTCGGCGATGACGCCGAGATCGTGGCGATCCCGGTCGGTCCCAGCGACTACCGCAAGGATAAGAAGATCTCCCGGTATATGACCTGGCGGGTCTTCAACAGCATGAAGCTCTTGAACCCGTTCTGCGAGTTTGTGCTGCGCAAGCTCATCTTCGGGAAGTCAGTGGCCTACTCGCCGTGGAAGCGGGACACGTTTGACGTGAAAGGCCGGGAAGTCGTGGACTATGAGGGTCCGGAGTTCGACCCGCTCTGGCCGGGCGATTTCATTGTGCCGGCGGAAGAGGTGAAGACGCTGCATCAGTTCAGTTTTGTGATTCGCAGATACATGGTCACCCCCGATCAGCTTCTGAAAGGCGAGGAGGAAGGCCGCTATCAGGGAATCAAGGAGAACTGGGCGACGATCGTTAACCTGGCGCAGCGCGGCACACAGCGGCAGCATGACGACGAGATCAAGCTCGAAAAGGACGAGGCCGAGGGCGTGATGTATCAGCACCCGCCTTCGTCGGGCGAATGGGTGACGATCCTCGAGTGGTACGGGCGGTGGCGGCCGCTGAAGAACGGCAGGAAAGACGGCGGGGAGTGGGATTTCGATAAGCGGGAAATGCGACAGAAGGACTTCGTCGTGCGCTACCTTAAGGAGCTGAACATCGTGGTCGGCATCCAGTCCCTCGAGGATCTCTATCCGACCAAGAAGAACCGCCGGCCGTTCGTCGAGAGCTCTATGTGCAAGGACGGGACGTACTGGTCGCCCGGCATGGCAGAGATGCTGATCGACCTCGAGGACGAACTGAAGGTCAACCATAACCTCTCGACCGAGGCCGGGCAGCTGGCTGCGACGCCGATGATCTTTTACCGTCCGGCTTCCGGCCTTAACATGGACACCTTCCGCATCGAGCCCGGGCTTGGCATACCGGTAGACAATCCCGCGCAGGATGTGCATGTACTGAAGATCTCGGCCGACCTCGCGGCCGCTACGTGGAAAGAGCAGGTCGTGGTCGGCTACGGCGAGAAGCTGACCGGCATGAGCGATCTGCAGATGGGGCGGCAATCCGACCGCCCGAACGCGCCGCGCACGGCCACACAGACGGTGAAGCTGCTCGAGGAGGGGAACGTCCGGATCTCCCTCGACACGAAAGTGCTGCAGGAAGATATGTCTGGCGTGCTGTCCCATTTCTGGGACCTTGAGTATATGTTCACGCCCGAACAGACGTTCTTCCGTGTGACGGAAGAAGACGCCGACGGGCTGTTTGAGACCAACAACGGCGCCGCCGTCATCACCACCGAAGATCGCGACGGGCGCTACGATTTCCGATTGAAGTTCGCGAATTCCGTATGGTCGAAGGAGGCCAGGAAAGAGCAGGCGCTCGCCCGGTACCAGCTCGACCTGCAGAATCCGTTGATCGTGCAGAACCCCCGGGCGCTGTGGCAAGTCACGCGGGATGCGCATGAGGCGCTGGGCGATCCCAACTTCCCGGATCTCGTACCGGAACCGCCCGCTCCCGACATCTCGATCGATCCGCGCGAAGAGTGGACGCGAATGCAGCAGGGTGAAGATATTCACGTCAATCCGATGGATAACGACCAGCCTGACGACGGGAAATGACGGGCATGCTCT